TCCCAAACTGGAACACGGTGAGCCTGTTCATGACAGGGAAGGCCATTACAAATGCCTGTGAAACATCTGGAAAAGGATTTATTAGCAATGAGTGTATCAATTTCTTGTATAACGATTCCGCCACGTATGGCAATAGTGTGAGTCAGAACGAAAGTCTGGACAGCCAGGACTTCCAGGAACTCCTGGTCTGCCGTCCTGAGGGCGCACTCAGTCCCTCCAATCCCGATGGGCTTCAGAGGGCAAAAACCGCCGCTGCCAAGGGTGGCAAGGACGCGGTGAAACAATTGTATAGGACCGCCTTCCAAATAGCGAACAATAAAAGCTTATCCAATAAGGATCGCAAGCAGGCTCTCAAGGATTGTTATGGAGCAAACGTGCTTAACGCAAAAGCGGAGGTGTTTGCCGTCAGTAATGGAAGCGCCATAGGATATAACGTCGCCTACAATGATGCTCCGGCTTTGTGTGCGAAGGTCGGAGCTGTGCTAGCCACCAAAGACCAATTGATTGCTGCGCAAGCCGCCGGATCTCAGTCCTGTAGATGTGGCTGGACCGCCGATGATCAAATATCTCGTTATCCCATGGCGCAGTCAGGTGTTCCTGGGTGCGGAAGTCCAGGGTCAGGTGGTCTCGTGAAATCCGTGAGAGTGGCAGGAGGAGCAGATTACTTAAGTATCTCTCAGTTGGTCATCAAAGACCAAAATGGAAACAACGTCGCCCCCAATGGAACAACCAGTTCTAGCGGTAATTGGGGTGCTGGTAGTTCTGAACGGTTAGCCATTGATGGTACTCAGGCTGCGCGACCCTTCCCCGCAGAATACCATAGTAATAATAAGGGTGCCTTCTTTCAAGTTACACTACCACAGCCCACGAAACTGTCCTCTATAACCATCTACAATCGGTCTGACTGCTGTCAAGATAGACTGGTCGGATACAAGGTATCCTTACTAGATTCCAATAACACGGTATTATTTACGAGTGGTCCTTTGAAGGCAGACAATGTACAAACCATTCCTGTCAATCTGTCTTCTTCGACTCTTGTGGAGTGTCCCAAGAATGTGGGGTGGATTGGCGACAAGGCGGCCGTGTATTGCTATGGTCCTAAGCCGGATCAGGGGAGTGTTCCTGCCAATATAGCGGTAGGCAACTGGAGTTCCATCTTACAGACTATCTCAGCTGGTTGGAGTTCAGGCAATGTTATAAATAAATGGAGTCAGTACAGTTGAATTCTGTAATATAGCCATATTCAACAAATAGGAACTCATACAATGAGTTCCTATTTGCTAATTACACAACGGAGAACACGTGTTCTTCGGCCTGAGCCGAAGAACATTTCAATTGAAATATTCCTAAACAATAGGGATGTTCTCAAGACTGGCAGCGCTTGAAGGATTCAACACAACCAGTCTATATTTTAATAATCAGGATATTGCCTACAATCAATATCTGCCCAATATTATCCCATCCGCCTATGGAGAACCCTCGGTAGATATTACTCCCGCTCTTCGCTCTATCAATCCACAGAACGATATTCAGAACGCCTCGGCACTCTTTACGGCAATTCCCATGGTCTCAGAGGCAGCAAAGCAGAAGAATGCCTCCTGTATAGGCGCAACGAGCATCCAGGATGTTATAGATCAAGGAGCCACCCAATGTGGCTGGTTCTATACACCTCCCGCCTCAACGAGCAGTCCCATTCCTCAATTCAATAAGGGATTCTTGGCCGCAGGAGAGGGCCCCGCCCCTTTACAAAATGCTCCGACTAGCAATCAATATCAATATGTCTTCTCCGACCAGTTGCCCGATGGCAAGAAGTTGGCCGACGGAAAGAAACGCATTCTCGGAGATATTTGTAAGTCCTTGCGGACCTGTACGGATGTTGCCAAAACTCCCTATAATAACTTATGCGGGTTTTGTAAGGACATTGGACAGGGAGTCCCCATTGATGCGAATGGTGGCGCGTTGTATACGGGGGCCAATATTGGCTGCCGAACCGAGAGTCTGATTACACGGGCCGATAAGTGCCCCCCGCCCTCTCCGATTCCACCCAAGAATGGCTGTACACCGGGTCAGCCCTTCAATGCCGCCTGTCTGAGAGATGCCATGGTTCAAACAGGGTGTGATAACGGAACTCTCATTCAGTCCTTACAGGGGTGGACGGCCAATAAGGATAGGAATACGGCGAAAGTTCAAGGGCTGCGCGCCGTTCAAAAATACAATGGGGCCGGCAAACCGACTTTTGACCTGAGCCAGTTCTTAGGAACGGGAAACAATCCTTCTCAGACTGATGCCATTCGGGAACTCAGCAATGTTCTGGCCTTCACGGGGACCGCGAACAGGACTTTGAAGGGATTTGCGAGTCGAGAACTCTGTGTCAATCCATCTGCCTTGGATAATTATGACTTCTGTTCCGAACTCAATGTTATGACTCCAAAGCCAGCGGCAGGCTGGGACCTCGGCTGTCTCCAACGGGCCTTCAAACAGGCCGGTGGAACCCCCTCGGGTGCTCAATATCCTGCTAGGGCAAATAGCCCTGGTACTATTCTGTTTAATGGTATGAGTACCTGGGGTAAGGTGACTGATTGGATGAAGAAGCGATACACAGAGGCAAGGGGCGTCATTGTTCAGGGATTTAGTCCCAGCCAGTTTGGGGGGAACACGGATCCCTACTCAAAGCCTGGTAGTCAAAGCGAGGCCTTCCAAGACATAGGATTTCGGACAACAACCAATTATAAGAAACAGAGTAGCGCCTTAAATGATATGATTGGTGCTCCCCTTGAGACGGTTATTCAGAACTATATCACTGTGTCTGATCTTATACCAATGTTAAACAATCCATCTGGCCCGATTAGTAAGATTAATCTTGTTTCCAGCCCTATAAGTGACCCTAGTAGTAGCCCTTCCACCCCTGTATTACGAAATGTCTCTACTAGCGGAAATGTGGCAATTGATACATATCAGAAGGGACAGAATGATTTCATATATTCAATCAGAACTGCGATAAACGGACAACCAGGGTATATTAGTTTCAAATCAAGTCAGGGGGATTCTTATTTACGCCATTCTAATTTTAAGATGTATCTGAACAAAAATTTATTTTTTGACTATGTATTTAAGCAAGATGCCTCTTTTAAACCAGTCCCAGCCCTAAATGGAAAGGAATTCATGGTATCCTTCCAATCTGCTAATTACCCAGATAGATATCTAAGCACCTTTCCTGATAACAATGGTGTGTATATTCGGCCGGTTGATCCTGTATATGGTGCCATATCGGATAGGGAACGTGCCTCTTGGCTTATTTACACCGTTAGTTAATATAGGGTTCATTCTTCGTTCTCCTCTTCTTCTGCTTCTGTTGCTGTTGTTCCTTCTGCTGTTCCTTCTGCTCCTGTTGCTGTTTCCTCTTCAGGAGCATTACTATACAACGTAATGGTTCCAATCTCTCCATTCCGACTCGGGTCCTTGTTCACGGTCCCTAAAGCCTTCCACTTTCGGATTGGTTGCGCGGCTTCCTGTCCGGTTGTATCATATAGATAGGCATAATCACTTCCATTTGTATCTTTTTGCCAAGGCCCCACAATATAGGATTTACTCTTATAAGTGAGTTTGAACAATTTCAGAGACCCTTGGCCAATGGCTGTTTCCGCTGTTCGCTGAATCTTAGACTTGGTACTAATCTTATCCGCCTCCAAATCGGGTTCAAACATAAAGGGGTCCTTCTTCTCATTGGCAACCCTGTACTTGAAACATTCCAGGGGTTCCTGATCCAAAAAGTTGTCCGCATAATTCATTCCGCAATCCACCGAGACTTCCTGAATCACCTTCAGCAACTTATCACTAATGGTCTGTTTGCGCGTAGCCACTTCCAGAACCGTCTGGTCACTCGTAATAGGACCATCCTTCGTCCTATCCTTCCTCGCAATGGTAATGGACACCTTACCAGTATCTATTTGCCTCTTTGAAAAGGTAGACACATAGGTATAAATATCTACGATGCGGTCCTTGACTGGTAAATCGGCATGACTACACACACGAATCGCACGCCCCTTCACCTGTTCCAAACGCGCCATATTCCAGAAGGGTTCCATAATATGAACCTGTCGCACATTACGCAGAGAGATGCCTTCCGCACCTGCCCCCGTAATCGCAATACAGGAGATGATTTCTCCCCGTATAAACTTACTCTGATTCTCATTCCCATCAAATCCACTGACCTCTGGCATAAAGAGAGCCCTGATAGAGCGGGTCAATTGCTGCCACTGTCCATTGAAAATGGCCAGAATGGCGGAACGCTGACGCTGGTCCTCCTCTCCTGAAAAGGTGATAAAGCGCTTTGTTCCCGGCCCCTTCTTAAAGGAGGCAATAGAGGCCTCATCAAACTCAATCGGCTGCCAGGGGGCCAAGTCCCTCTTAAAGGAGATTTGTTCATAACCATTCGCCCTCAAGGCAATCGCAAACACACCGATACCCTCCACGGTCTTGTATTGACTGTACATCAGAACAGGGCCCTTGGTCTCTTCCATCTTCTTCAGAATCTTGTACAACTTACAAGAGTATTTTTTGAGACCATTCACTTCATCATTGAGTGCGAACAGGGTGGCACGATACTCATTCAATTTTGCCATGGCGTCTCGTAAGAGCGTGGGATAGGGAATAGGGGCGGCTGCTTTTACAGCAGATGGCATTCCTCCTTCCAGCTCAATTCCTGTTCTCGCTGCTTCATCCTCCTTTGCCGCCTGTTCCTGTGCTGCCAAGAACGCTCGTTCCGCAGCCCCATCCCGATATCCTGTAATAATCTCCTGTTCCTCCTTCGTCAATCCAGATAATAGGGTAGGAATATTCTTCAAATCCGTTTCTTTTCGAAATCCTTTAACGAGGTCTCGTTCTTCCGCACTCAAATTATCCTCCTGAACCTCTTCTGGAACCGGAACGGCCTCCGCCTGCGTAGAATCTTTTACAGGCGCCACCTCCTTGGCATATTCCTTAGAATCACTCGGATAGGGACGGCTAATAATTAAATCCTTGGACAGAACCCCTGGAAAGGCATAATTACAGGCGGCTCTGGATGCGAACCGATAACTAGAGGGATTCTTGCCCTTACTGAACTTCTCCACAACGGAAAAGAGTTCTCCCATCGGATCACTTTCCTTCTTCTTATTCTCCGCCTCAATCTCCTCCTCTCGCAACGTGGTATACACGCCTAGCGCATGGTCACTAAATTCACACTGTACCACCTCATTCGCCCCAATTTCCGGGAAAAATTCTGGCCTCGCCCTCCTATAATACGACACAATGCCCGTCAATCGTTTCTTCAGAACGAATTCATTGTCTTTCCGAATACCAAGTCCCGCCTCATCCACAAATTGCGCTCTAAAACTATCCATATCTGGCGGCAGACGGGGATACGCCTTGTACTCGGGCGTTGTCAACAGTTTCGCGGGACCAATGGACAGGTCCTTCAAAATCGCCAGAACTTTAGCATCCTTCAAAAAGGCCTCTGTGATACGCTTATAGACATCATTGATAGACGCCTGGGCCTCCGCCTCATTACTATGAACAACTCCCTTAAAGGTGGTTCCATCCTCCTCAAACACCTTTATATAGCCCTCATTAAAGATACTGATCATGACCGTTTGAGACGCCGTTCCTGGAAATCGTCGCACATAGTCTACACGTACATCCTTATTAGCCATTCCCTCTAGAATGGCCGCTAACTGACTATTACCAGTTCCTATATTGATTTTCACGGTATCAATATAACCCGCCATTAGATTTGCCATGATTCCAATTTCCTCTGGCACGTTGATAATCGGCGTTCCCGAGAGCCCAATGATCTTGCTGTTCTTGGCGCCCGTTAACAAACGATAAAAGAGGTAGCCACGTGTATACTTGAGGTCCTCCCTACCACATAACAGGGGAGACCAGTGACCGACCCCCACGGGTTCAGGGGTAATCTTGCGCTTCTTGTCAGGGCGGCTGTACAAAAAGGGTTCAATGTCACCCTGCATGAGACGAATCAGATTGTGAATTTCATCAATGACAATGATCGCATTATCAAACGGGTGGGTCTTATCGCAGGCAAGGGCCTTCAACTTGGCATTGGAAATACCGTTATAACTGATGAACTCAAAGCGGTTGCTGACGGTCTCGGCAATCTGGAATCGCACCATGTCCTTTTCCACGGGGCTCAGTTCATTAAAGTTGGGCTTCTTGGAATAATCGGGAATCCATAGAAAGGCATTATTGATTGTGTTAATATCATTCACAGTCTTATTTCCATTTAGAACATTGATTTTAATATCTTTGTAGGCCGCCTCTGTTCGCTCAATCAATTTTTGAATATAGGAATACCGAAGCGACAGAACGGACAGACCATAGAGAATCAAGAGGGTGTTCTTTTTTAGAAGAGATTGCGTGTATTCCTGCTCTATCAACCTGGCTGCTTTTGGAATAATATTCAATAGATTGTATTTCGTCCAGTGATTGTTGAGCGAATAGTGGCGGAAGCCACAGAAGGAAATCTCCTTAATAAAGTTGTTGCGCAAACTCTGAGGCGTCATCACAATGATTTTCTTATTGGCAATCCCATACAGACTTTCGGCGGCCGCAATGGCAGAACAGGTCTTGCCTGACCCGAGACCATGATACACCAGAAGTCCACGATAAGGACTCGCCTGCCGTAAATACTCCTTAATAAACTCCTGATACAGGAAGGCCGTGACCCCCTGTTCGCCCGTTTGAAGGAGTTTCTCACACGCCTTCGGATCCATCTCTTTGGGTGTACTCGTAATGGAAAAGCGCTTGGCATAGGTGTCCTGGATAAACTTGTAGAATCCTGTGCGCGTAGAGGGCATATAGACCTCTGTATCTAGG